AATTCGCGAAAAATGCATTCCCATTTATGAACATATATTTTAAGGAGGAATGACAGATGAGGACTTTAGCAAAGGAACGAAAACTGACATTGTGGGAGCGTATAGTTATGAACTTACAGCGGACATGGCGTAATAAGATATTTGCATTGTGCATGTTACTAGTAGGTCTTATAGCAATATTAGCTACTGGAGATGGAACAGGTTCAGTATTCTTGACAGCTATAGCAATACCGATGTTTTTCGCTAGAGAAGATGTATGGCGGAATAATTAAAACAAAGGTGGGAGGTCTATGGAATCATAGATTTCTCACTTTTATTTTTGGATTCGCGAGTTTTACGGCCTCTATAATGAAGGAGGTGACAATTATGTTTTTAATATTACTGTTACTAATGATTGCATTGATTTTAATAGCAGTTACCGTGATTGCCGTCAGTGTAGGCGGTAGTATATTTATACTGGTATTCAGCGATGTGATCGTATGTATAGGATTTATTATATGGTTAATTGTCAAATTGATAAACAAAAGAAGATAATTATAGAGGACTCGGTGCTTAATGCATTGGGTCTTTTATTTTTATAAATACATTTTTAAAGGAGGAATTTATATGAAAGGATTAGTACCATGTGCAAAGATATTTGTACGAAAACACTCACCCACGATATTAACACTATTAGGCGCGGTTGGAGTTATTGCGACGGGTATATTTGCAGCAAAAGAAACACCCAAAGCTATGAGAAAACTGAAGAAAGAAGAACTTCGGAAAGGCGAGCCACTCACAACTAAGGAAAAAATAGTTATTGCAACACCGGTTTATGTTCCAACAGGTGTTATCGCAGTGTCAACTATTGCTTGTATCATTGGTTCAAATGTCATTAATCATCAGAGACAGGCACAGCTTATGGCAGCATATACAATGGTAAGGGAAACTTTAGAGCAGTATCGCGGAGAAGTTGTAAAGAGATATGGTGAAGAAGTTGATAAGGAGATAATGGGCGACGTCGTCAGGGAGTATTGCAATTATCATCAGATAGGCGCTACGACTCCAGATAAGATATTCCATTTCTATGAACCTATTTCCAATCAGCATTTTGATATGTACGAGCGGGAACTCATGGATGCTGAGTACCACATCAATCGTAATTATGTAATGCGTGGATACGTAACTTTTAACGAATGGTTAGAGTTTGTAGGCCTTTCACCAATTTCAAATGGTGATGACATTGGTTGGAGTATTGATAGTGGTATGTATTGGATCGACATTCATCATAGAAAAACAAAGGAGATAATGAATGGCGAACCAATATATGAGGTGGATTATATGTATGGGCCAGATGAAGATGCTCTGGACGAATGGCGAGACGCGTCATATGTTTCGGTATCAGGCGATTACACAATAGAATCTTTTTCGAGAGACGCAAGGAGGTAAATGGAATGAAGAATAATAAGTGGTTAAAAATATTAGGAATGGTCGTACCAGTGCTGAGTTTTGGTATATCTATGTTGTCAGATCATGTGCAGGAGAAACAGACTGAAGAGATGGTTGAGGCTAAGGTAAACGAAGCCATGAATAAGATCGAGAAGGAGAATTGCGATGAATAAATTCACAAGAACTATGAATAAAATTGCCAATAAAGCCGGGAAAAATAGCCCTGCAATACTGGTAGGTTTGGGTATTACATCAGCAGCAGGTGCAGTTATATTTGCCATCAAAGGCACAATAGCTGCAAATAAGAAAGTTGAAGAGGTAAAAGAGGCTAAGATAAACGAGCTCATGGAGGAAGAGGTCGAAGATATCCCTGTTGAAGTGGAGCTCACAAAGAAAGAAATCGTACAGGCAACGTGGAAGTGCTACATTCCAACAGCTATATCGTTCACCACATCAGTGGTATGCATTATATGTGCCAACAATGTGAATGCTAAGCGGAATGCAGCTATAGCTACAGCATACTCTATGTCTGAAGCAGCATTACATGAGTATAAGAACAAGGTGATCGAGACTATTGGCGAGGAAAAAGAAAAAGAGATAGCAAAGGCAGTTGTTAAAGATAAAATCGAGAAAGCACCAGCGCCAAATACACAGGTTATCGTAGCGGGGGACGGAGAGCAGCTTTGTCTGGATTATATATCTCAAAGATATTTCAAATCTGACAGAGAAACACTTCGCGCAGCGGTAAATGACCTGAACGAGATACTGAATAGTTGTGACTATGTATCTTTGAACGACTTCTACGATAAGATTGGGCTGGAAAGGACATCAATTGGCGATGAGATTGGCTGGAATGTAAGTAGAGACGGGCTCATTCAGCTGGATATCACTGGTGATATTGCAAAGGACGGTCGTCCGTGTCTTGGAATAGGCTATCGTGTAGCCCCGAGGTACGAATATTCTATGTATCACTGATGCAAATTCGCGAAAATTACAAGTCATATTATGAGACTATAAGTCAAATAAATTATATTTTAGGAGGATAAAACTATGGAGAACAACGAAGAAATCATGAACACAGAGATGGAGAATGAGGTAAACGAGGTTAGCGAGTCAAACTATGATAACACTGATTCAACAGAAGGCGGATCTACAGCTGGAGGAATCATTATTGGACTTGGAATAGCAGCAGTCGGCGGATTAGTCGCATTTGCTATATCTAAGAAAGATAAGATACTTCAGAAGAGGATCGAGAATCTGGAGAAGAAGGGTTACAAGGTTGAGAAACTGCCTGAGCCAGAAGATGAAATCGACGAGGACGAAGATACAGTTGTTGACATGAAGAAGGCTAAGTAGAGTTATTTACGACATAGTCAAAGCAAGGAGGATGCCTTATTACAAGGTGTTCTCCTTTTTATTTTGCATATTTTTTAGGAGGAAACATCATGAAGATAGAAATAAATGTGGGAAGTTTGATGGGTGTGGTAGTAGGACTTATTGGCACAGGCTTTGCTATTGGTTCTACGCTGAAGATGAGAAAACTTGCAAGAAAGCTGGATAGGACTGTTGATCAGGTAATTGATTCATCTGAGATAGAGTTGTCTGAAACTGTTATAAATAAGGCGGTTGCTAAGGCTGCTGATAAAGCTGCAACCAAGGCTGTAACGTCAGCAACAAAAGAAGCAATAGGTGTGATAAAGGCTGACATCAGCAAACAGGTATCTGATGAGGTGTACAAGTCATATTCAGATGTAAGTGCTGCTGTAAAGACAAGAGTCGCCACAGAGGTAGCAAAGATAGACCGGGATAGACTTTCCAATGAAATACGCAAGGAAGCCAAAGAGGCTGTGCTGACTAAGTTCAACAATGATCTGGATGATATTTTGGAGAAGTACAACACAGATTTGAGTAACATATCCAAAATATATCAGTCCATATCATCATCGATAGCGGCAAACAGTTCACCCGGTATAGCACGTACCGCGTTGTTATAAAGGAGAGCATGCCTATGGCAAGATATTTATACAGAGGTCCAGTGATGGAGTTTGATAGGTGCATAGTCAACAACTGGACAGGGCAGACTGAGGCTCCATCAGAGGCAAAAGCTAAGAGTAATCTTAGTTACCAGTTTAAAAAATATAATAACCGAACAGCAAATACAAAGATAACATTGCCAGGTAAGCTGTTAAAGGTTAGTTAGGAGGAGACTATGGCTGAAGTTAAATTACCAAGTAATTCCCATAGAGCTAGAATCGAGGCAGAGAAAAAAGCTGAAGAACCGAATAAGAAAGAAGTACAGAAAGTTGTTTCTGGAAAGGTCGTACGAAAAGAGAACAAGGGTCGAAAACTCACGGACGCAATCATTAGTGATGACGTGAAGCATGTAAAGTCGTATGTTGTTTTTGAGGTTCTTATCCCGGCATTTAAGAAAGCTATATCGGATATTGTTACCAATGGTATTGACATGATTCTGTATGGCGAGACCGGACATACAAAGAAATCGGGTAGTTTGCGATCGGATTATGTGTCATACAGGTCATATAGTGATTCGTCAAGAGAACGAAGATATGTGGATAGTAGATCTGACAGTGACTACGACGACTTGATATTTGAGCATCGTGGATCAGCAGAAGATGTACTGGCGCATATGGAAGATATTCTGGACGAGTATCATCAGGTATCGATAGGTGATATGTATGATCTGGCAGGTGTTACGTGCGATTATACATACAACGATTATGGATGGACAAGCCTCAGAGACGCAGAGGTGGTCCGCATAAGAGACGGATATTACATAAAGTTGCCTAGAGCAAAGGCACTCAGGAGGTAAAGCATGGATAAGAATGATATTTTAGATAAGGCAAAAACCATTATAAATGGTGAACGACAGGGTACGTATGGCAATGCAGAGGATAACTTTGCAAGCATAGCTGCATTTTGGGGCACATATCTTAATACTCCAATCGACAGCACAGACGTTGCAAATATGATGATTCTTATGAAGGTAGCCAGAAATGCCAGTGGTGTATACAAGGATGATAACTATATTGATATTTGTGGTTATGCGGCTCTCGGTGGTGAGATTGCAGCTGACAAGGAACTTTTTCCTCGTGAAAAGGGTAAGAAAGCACACGATGACGCCGTTATCGCACCGAGACACGGTTATATGTTTTGTGAAAATGCATTAAAGGAGGACGATATAAATGAAGAGTAAATTTTTCTCAAAGATGGCAGTAGCAGCCAATAAAGCTATATTTAAGACCAGGCAGCATAGCCCAGAGATATGCATGATCGTTGGAGTAGTGGGCACGGTAGGCAGTGCAATATGGGCATGCATGGCTACAAGAAAACTTGACGATGTTATGGAGGAATCTCATAAGAAGCTAGATTCTGTTCATGAAGATATTAAAGCAATAACAATAAAAAGTGGCGAAGAGCCGGAATGTACAATGAAAGACTGTAAGAAAAGTCTTACGACTGTATATTTACAGACTGGTTGGGAGCTTACGAAGCTCTATGGGCCATCCATATTGCTTGGTGCATTATCAATAGGCAGCATAGTTACATCTAACAGGATTCTCAGACAGAGAAATGCAGCTCTTGCTACTGCTTATATGACTGTAAATAAGTCATTCAAAGAGTATAGAAACAGAGTTGTTGAGAAGTTCGGAAAAGAAGTGGATCAGGAACTCAGATACAATATCCAGCACAATACCATGGAGACTGTGGTGCAGAATGAAGATGGTACTCAGACAGTGGTTACGGAGGAATATGATGTCATTGATCCAAACACATTATCGCCATATGCAAGGATATACGAATGCGGGAATACCGGATGGGATGATGATCCAGAGCAGACGTTATGGTTTCTCAGACAGCAACAGAACTGGGCTAATGATAAACTCAAAGATCAGGGTTATCTATATCTAAACGATGTATTTAAAATGCTGGGATTTCAGCAGACAAAGATTGGCCATGAGGTCGGTTGGATATATGATGAAAAGAATCCAAATGGTGATAATTTCGTAGATTTTGGCATATTTGATGTCAATAATTCAGCTACACGTAGGTTTGTCAATGGGTACGAGAAGGCGGTAGTGCTAGACTTCAATGTAGACGGACCTATTACAGATTACGTATGTGCATGAAGAGGTTTTGACTCTTACGGGTCAGGTGATTGGTACAGAGATATATTTGATTACCCTCAGTTGTTTATAGGACGCTGAGGGTTGTTTTCATGTAGGAGGAACACATATGAACAATAAAGTATTGATATTTTCATTAGGAGTTGCGGTAGGTGCTGTGGCTTCTTGGTTTATAGCAAGAGAAAAGTACAGAAAGATAGCAGATGACGAGATTGCATCTGTGAAGGAAGTATTTCAGCGTAAAAAAAAAGAGGAAGTTGAGTTAGCTGAGGAGAACGTAACATACTGTGGTCTTGTGGATACATACGATACCGAGTCAGCAGATGACGATTTGGCGGAAGATAAAGACGACAGTATGCTTCCATACATCATCAAACCTGAAGAGTATGGTAATAAGGCAGAAAACGAGTGCACAGTACTCATGTGGTATGGCGATGATATTCTGACTGATACATATGGAGTGAATGTAGACGACATCGTCAACACAGTCGGCAGAGAATTCATAGATCATTTCAGTGAGAATCCAGAGGAGCCAGATGTAGTATATGTAAGAAATGATCGCCTTGAGATGGATTATCAGATACTTCAGTGCAACTCTGGAGAGGAGGACTAATGTATTTAGAGGATAAGTTTCGAGAAGATTATTTCAAATGGCTATGTAATATAGTCTGTGGAAAGCGGTTTGGTAGAGAAGTCTCTTACAATAAGCTGCTTTCTTTTTTATATTCTAAGGAATTCTATGCAGTAATGGCAAGAGACGAAAATAGAGCAAGTGATGGTATAGATCTTCGCAAGGAATTTATGTTTGCTAATGGTTATGATACGTCTATGTCAGACTTGGTATCTGAGCCATGTAATATCTTAGAAATGATG